AGCTAAAATAGCATCTCTCTTTACCTATGGTTCCAAATTTTTTCTTGTCGACTAGTTTTTTTTCAATCAAAGAGGCTAAAGATCGACAGACGGATTTACGTTCCATGCCGGTTTTTTCAGCTAATTGATTAAGGCTTATCTTATCTGCGGATTTGTGCCATCCGAATGTCTGACGAATAATGACTAAAATAACTCTAAGCTCGCCCTCTGTCAGCGTCTTAAAAATTTCGTCTAAGCAAATATTTGGTGTCTGGGTATGGTTGGGTGCTGAAATTTTCATTCTTCCACCTCCTCAATATATCCTATTAAAAATAATTCTTTATAAATATTTTCAGGTACATCGAGAATAGATATTTTCCCTGATTCCAGAAGAGCGTAGGTAGCCTTTCCTTCAAGCGATAGCCTAGGGTCTTCAAGGATTTCAGTGATTAAAACGGTGTAAAATGAGTTTCGATGAAAAGTCTCTTTTTGTCGTAACTCGTACATAATTTTTCTCCTTTTTTCATTAAAATAATGATTTAGTGTTGCGCTTTAAGGAGAAATCTATTATGGTGAGAGGCATAAGATTTTCGGTTTGTTAGGGGAGATTGGAGTTTACCCTAATAGATTTCTCTTTGAGACTGTTCCATAACAGTCTCTCCTTAAACCCTCTCTCTTCGGAGTGAGGGTTTTTTATTTCTACAAGAAACTTCTTGTGAAATATTTTTGGATCTTGCTATCGTAAAGACAGCTTCATAAGGGGATGAACTCCCTTATACTACCCGGCTCGATGGCCGGGTTTTTCATTTTTGTGACCCACCGCAAAAAAAGGGTCGCATTCTCGCAAAATATACTCAAAATCGTTTTGATTTCTAGGTATTTTATTTCACGATCTTGAAAATTCAACCTTAAGCGTTAAGCCTAAAAGGCAAAAAAAAATTATTCACAAGAAATCTCCCATTCATTAAAATTGGAATCTTTGAAATTTGTGAGAGCCTCCTAAGTAACCTCTTTGCAAATAGGCCTTTGTGTGTTTTTTTCTCTTCATAGCCCCACAGTGTTGTGGGGTTTTTTCATTCCAGGATATTGAAATAAAAAGAAAGACTTGATAACGTGACGTTGAGTTGTTAGTTATTGCTGTCTTTCGTATTCCCAAAAATCATATCCGTGGTTTTTGGTAAAGGGGTCAAGGGTTATGGCTTGGCCCCTTTTTTATGCTGCAACCATTTTCCCTTTCAAGATCAAATATTCTTCAATTGGGATTGCGATCACTGCACCCGAGGGTTTTGGTTTCTCTTTTTTGGGAGGCTTCTCTCTCAAAGTAAGTTCCAAAAGCTCCTTTGCGGAGACTTTTCCTCTCGTGTACATCTCTATTTTCAATGCAAGCTTCCGTGATGGTCTTTGCTTTTCTTCAATGATGTTATAGAAATAACTTGGCGTAAGATCTAGAGCTAGAGCAAAATCTTTGCCAGATACATTTTCTTCTATTAACCAGTCTTTAATCAACATAACGATCCTCCTTTTTTAGTCACCTAGCATACATAAAAGTATATTTTCCTGCAAGTCCTGTTATAAGGCAATCGGATTTTTAATCATATACTTTTTCTTTTTATGCGAAAAAGCTTGATCCGAAATCGTATGATATGCTATATTTAGGATATTAGATCAAGTACGCGATTAACGTCGACACCCTAGAGGACGATTGCTAAAGTTGGAAAGATCTGGTAGAGAGAAAAATAAGACTGCGGAGAGATAAAAATGGACCAAGCTAAGGTAGAAAAAGAAAAAAAAGGATGGGGGAAAATTCAGGCCGCTATTGTTGTTTGTGCGGTTATTTTCTTTGCATCCTGTGTTTTGCCTTCTGAACTTAAAATCACGATAAATCACAAGCATCATTTCGAGTACAGCTCTTCTTCGATAAAACTCGAACATGAGCACAAATTTCGATCTTTTGATCGAATCAGTTTAGACCATAACCACAAAGGAACCATGTGGATCCATCCTTAAAACAAGAAAAAACTTTAAAAAGAGAGGAAAATATGTCATACGAGGGATTTTGCCAAGACATATATGAATATATGTTTTGTGAAGAAGAGATTAGAGGGTTGTCCGAGGAGTATCGCCCTATTGATCCATACGCTAACTTTGATAGCTTAGAAGATTACGAGAACAAAGTTTATAGACTATAAAGAGAGGTAAAAATGAACACACAAGTTGCCGTTGTCGATGAGTTTGAGAACTCAATTCAGAGCATCTCTAAGATGCAAACCATGTGCTCTACGCTCATGAAAACGAAACACTATCAAAAGATGGGTGAAGAGGGAATTTTTGCCATCGTCACTAAGGCAAAGAGCATTGGTCTAGACCCGCTCGAAGCTTTAAACGGTGGCCTTTATTTTGTTCAAGGGAAAGTGGGGATGTCATCGGAAACGATGGCATCTCTCATCCGTGGAGCTGGCCATAGCATCATAAAAGATCCTAAGAGCAATAACGATATATGCATTTTACACGGGAAGAGAAAAGATAACGGGGATACATGGACAATCACCTTTTCACTAGACGACGCAAGGCGTGCTGGTCTGATGAAAAACATGTATGAGAAATACCCAGCAATCATGTTGTATAATCGCTCTATGTCAATGTTAGCTAGACAACTGTTTCCTGACGTGATTAAAGGCGCAGGATATACTCTCGATGAGCTTAAAGAAATCGAGAGGTCTAACAAGATCGAACAGCATCCTTCAGTTAATTTGCAAACGGGAGAGGTTCAGGAAGTGATCGCAGAGGTTGAAGAGGTTAAGAGACCATCCGCCGAAGAGATTGAAAATCTAGAAAAGATCCTGCTAGAATGCTCGCACGACTATCAAGAAAGTGTCGAAAAGTCCTTACGCAGCATGAAAATTTCTAGTCTTAAAGATGTTAATTCCACGGTTTACGTAAGACTTCACACTGCAGCTCTAAAAAAGCGTGAGGAACACAAGCTATCACAACAAGAGGAGTCTAATGAATCCGTCGCAGTTGCTTGAAGAAATCAATTTGAAGTACGGAGAATGGCTAGATCAAGCAGGGGACAACAGTCCCTTGCTCATGAATCAGATTCTTGCCCAAATGGTGTTGATCGAAAGAGATGAAAAAAACTATTACTTAAAGAGGCTGCGATATGAGACTAGAAGTCCCTCAGGGGTCCCAAGAATGGATTGAACTAAGAAGTTCGAAGATAACAGCAACGGACTCTAGCGTAATAATGGAAGTTAGCCCTTGGAAAACTCCATATCAACTTTGGATGATTAAAAAGGGATTTTTGGAAGATTCTCCGCAAACAGAGGCAATGAAACGAGGGCTTTCTCTCGAGCCTGAAGCGAGATCTAAATTTGAAGAATCTTTCGGAGAAAGATTTTCGCCTACAGTCATTGTTAGCGACGAAATAACCTGGATGATGGCCTCTTTAGATGGTATCTCAGAATCTGGAAAAGAAATCGTAGAAATAAAATGCCCTTTAAATCGAGATGACCAGAGGATGGCTTCTGAAGGGCTAATTCCTTCTAAATATTATCCGCAACTTCAGCATCAGATCGCCGTTTGTGGTGTTGAGAAGGCTCATTATTATTCTTATGACGGTCATGAGGGCGCACACGTCATCGTGAAAAGGGATGAGCCTTATATCAAAAAAATGATGGAACTTGAAAAAGAATTTTACGAAAGCCTTGATAATTTTGTTGTTCCAAAGATGAAAGAAAAGGACTTTATCTATCGTCAGGATGATGATTGGGAGGAATGTGTTTCTCTTTGGCGAGAGTGTTCTAGGTTGAGAAAGAAATATGAGGATCAAGAAAATTTCTTCAAATCTAGGCTTTTAGAAATGTGTTCTGGAAAAAATACGAAAGGATGCGGTATATCGGTTAGCAAGCATATGAGAAAAGGCGCTATCGTTTACAAAAACGTTCCTGGAATTGAGCTTTTGGATGTTGAAAAAGGCCGTGGAGACCCTATTGAAGTATGGAGAATAACCGAATAAAAAGAGCCCTAAGACCTATTCTTAGGGCCCCAAAACTAACCTTTATACATAGGAGTCGTATGAGATGAGATCCTCACACGACTTCTGTTTAGCATAAGTAAAAAATAATGGCTACAATTTTTGAGAGAAAATACAATTCAGGAACAATCATTGTGCGGGTGATGCTTAGAAAAAAAGGAAGCCCTCCTTTTTGTCTTTCCTTCCAAGACTGGGATGCGGCATGCGATTGGCTTGAGAACAATGAAGAAAAATTCTATAAAGATCCTGCGAAATATTTCCTCTGGAGAGAGAAAGAAAACGAAAAAATGAGAAGAAATAGGCTTAAAGTCTATCAAGGAATGATAAGAAGAAAACGTCCTTTCTAATATTCATGAGCCTTTTTTCTTCATCTTCTTGTCACACTCTTTGATCTTCTTGTCTCTAGGGATGTCTTTCTTGATCAGAGTGGTCATCATCTTATCCATCTTTTTTTTGTTACGTTTTATCAGTTCGTCCATTACGTTTTCTCCTGTTGGGTTAGGCTCACCTTATTGTTGTAGAAAAAATAAGTCAAGGGATTGACGCAAGCTCGAGTCAGCTGGTAAGGAATTCTTACTAGCTCAGCGTTTTCTAGGGTACTCTCTACAGATACTTGGCTAACCAAGAAATTATTTTATCGTGGTTTATTTTTCCTGTATCCATAGGGTCGCATTTTTTATCTTGACATAATGTCTCTGTTAGCATATCTTTTTGTAACAAAAAAGGAAAGAGATATGCAAGGAACAGGATTTAGCGCATTTGAATGGCAACACTCAAACATCGGCGGCCAAAATTGGCACGCCACAACAATTGCTATAGCAACGAAGAATAAAGAGCTATGTTCACACGCAAACATGTTCAACATACTGGTAGCGCCGGAATTTGAGTTTGGCGATCCGGAACAAATAAGTTTTACTGTTAGTTGTGGGGTATGCAAAAAAACTTACGGAAAGACGGAAAAGAGGTTAACAGAAGAATTTAAAAAAAACATCATATCATGAAGAGACAAAAAGATGGAAGAAAAGCGTAAAATCACAAAACAAGAAGTCCAAGAATATATTCAAGAAAACTTTGATACTTTTTTCGTAGATGCTTTGGCTAAATATATACTCAATGCAATGTCTCCAGATCCAGAAGATAGACTTAGTCCTGAAGAATATAGAGAAGATTTGAAGCAGTTGATTTGGGAGGGTATAGCCCACGGGGTTAAAGAATACTTAGACGAATATGAGCATAGCTACCAATTTATGGAGAAATTAGCTTCTGAGATGGTCGGGAGATTTTTACATGCACATAAAAGAATATCAGTCAGTTTTGAATGAAAAAAGGAGAAAAAAATGGAAGCTTGGATTCAATTTGGAAGCGTGATTTTGACAATTTTGGGAACGACATATTACATTCATAGAGACATAAAGGAAGATCATCGAGAATTCAAAGAGCAATTGAGAGCTCAGACATCAAGGACGGATACCCTTTATCAAATGTTTGTGGATCTTCTTAAAGAGAGAAAATAATGCTGAAAGATGACGAATACCAAGAAATCAAAGATGCTATTTTAAACATTCTTGTTTTCCATAGTGAAAAGTTAGGCAAAATTTCATTTGCTAGCGCCAGGATTGAAATAGATAACTTTATTGAAAAATTAATAGAGAAAAGACAATGTCAGGAAAAAGAATAGGATACGCACGTGTAAGTACAGCCGAGCAAAATCCTGATAGGCAACTAGAAGGAATTGTCTTGGATAAAAAATTTATAGATTACTGTTCAGGAAAGGATACCAATCGCCCACAACTAAAGATCATGCTTGACTATCTGAGAGAAGATGACGAACTTTTTGTGCACTCCCTTGATAGGTTGGCCAGGAATATGAAAGATTTACGCCAGCTCGTAGATGATCTGACAGCTCGGAGTATAAAAATCCACTTTATCACCGAAGGTCTTGTTTTTACCGGAGAAGACTCCCCCATGGCAATGTTAACGCTGCAAATATTTGGTTCTGTGGCAGAATTTTTGCGAAAAGTGAACCTTGAAACGCAAGCAGAAGGGATTAGATTAGCAAAGGCGAGAGGAGTCTATGAAGGTAGAAAATCTATATTTTGCAATGAGCTCGAAGAAAAAATACGCATGGAAATGCTTACACGTGATAAAAAATCAGATATAGCTAAAAATCTGGGAATTTCTCGCACTTCCCTTTATAGATTTTTGAAGATCATCGAGGAAAAGGACAAAATTACCTGGTCATGTGTCCCACAGGTAGCATAAGGAAAATAATGCCGACATACTGTTACAGATGCCCGAGATGTGGTCTTGAGCAAGAACATAAACATGGGGTCAATGAGCAATTTCCTGTCTCATGTCCTTATTGTTCTTCAAAAACTGAAAGTGTTGGAATGATTCCTAAAATCTACAAGCCGCCAGTTCATTTCAAAGGCTCTGGATTCTATGAAACGGACTACAAGGGCAAATGACATACTTGGTTTATTTCAGGTGCCCTTTTTGCGGAAATCATCACTCTTTATATCGCGTTGATAGCAAGCCCTCTTTCGTATGCTGTGGACTGTATATTATTTATGAAAGTTGGAGCTATGGACAAGCAAAGTAAAAATTCGCTGGCTTTATCCTATTTATTTAAAGAGTGTTCGCCCTTCCACGCAAGTAAGCGGATTCTTCAGGCTTTCTGATCTTCCTATTCTTGAAAGTCAGTGTCTGATAATCGGAATCGGAAAGCGGCATCGATTCTCCTGTAATGTCCATGAAAAGAGAAATGACTTTCCTCCATTTGTTAGATCCAAAGGGAGTTGTAAGACACAGGGTGGCTTTAAAATATTTAGCGATTGCAACATCGTTGTAAGTATATCCATAGCGCATGAAGAAAAAGCGCTTAAGGTCGAAAAAATCAAAAAAAGGAAGCTCGCCCTTCACGATCACGCCATATTCGAAATGACAAACACGGTAAGAGGATTCACATGTGAGTAAAGAAGGGCATTGCATAATTCTAAGAGAGTATCAGAAGTTAAGATAAACTTAAATACTACTTTTTCTTTGGAATTTTGGCCCCTGACTTTCTTGCTGTATTTAGTGCTATCGCTACAGCCTGCTTTTGTGGTTTCCCATGCTCCATCTCTGTACGTATGTTAGAGCTTATATCTTTTTTAGACTTTCCATGTTTTAATGGCATTTTTCCCTCTTAGGTTGTGTATTCAGTTACAAATAAAACAGATAGTGGGGCCGTTAAAAATCCTACCGCCGCTGCACTTAAAGAAATCGAATTTACCTGAAAGCCTGAGCTATTTGTAGCTCCAGCCCTAATTTTAAAAGTTGTGGAAGATGTTGTCCCGGCTGTCATATAATAATTAAAAGGAATTGAAACCGAATAACTAGAATTAAATCCTCCTAATGCTGCAGTGTCAAAGGTGCATCCGCAATCATATAAAGGGGTTGTGGTAGCATCTTGAAAGATTCCGACTATAAAATTCTGTATCCCCGGACTTCCAGTATTTCCATTTATAAAAGCGATCACCTGTCCTTGGATAACAAGAATATGACTTGAACTTGTCGGGGTTATTGCCACGGACATAATTTGCGTACCTGTTGAAGTTGTAAAAGCTCCTGCAATAATATTGGTTCCTAAAGACGTTGCTGCAGAAGTGCTCGTTCTCACTTGATTTATTACGGCACCTGTTGAAGCTGCCGCAGAGGTCCAATTCGTCCCATCGCTGGTCAACACGTTCCCTGATGTTCCAGGAACTGCCCAAGTTTCTGTGCTAGCCACCCAGTTGGTACCGTCGCTAACGATGATTTTTCTCGTGGTAGCAGATGCATTCGGAAACGTTGGAGTCGATGACACTATGTTGGTTCCGTCTGAGACTAAGATTTTTCCCGACGTGCCTGCTGTGCTAGGATAAGTTGCTGTGCTATAAGCCGGAGTGATTCCAGCTCCTGCGCCTTGCAATATAGTTCCTGTTGCTCCTGTAGGTAAATTAGCGTTAACTGTATTTCTTGTATAACCTTGACTCATTTTTATCCTTAAAGTGACACTATGTAGTATAAAATCGTAAAATTCATTGTGTTGTTATTTGCTGCATTACCTGATATTTCGGTAGATATTGGATTGTAAAGATTTAAAGCTGTGTTTTCTAAACTTGCTATAGCTACGTTTGTAATCGTCGTCGAAGCATTACTTCCATATTTACTAGCTGATGAGGTAATAAGCGCGTTTGTCAGAATGACAACGGAGTTGGCGGTACCATAAGCATAATTTATTGTTTGCGAGGCGCCGGCTGTAAAAACATTAGATCCGCCATAAAGCAACTTCCCGATGGCGGAAACTACAACATATACTTTTCCGGCTCCAGGGGCTGCTAAAACTTGTATAGGCGTTCCATGTAAATTTTTGATTTGAGAATTTGTTAAAGGTGTTGTTACGCTATAAATGGTCGGAGCCGCAGAGGTCCAGTTTGTTCCATCAGAAGTCATTAAATTCGCACTTGTTCCAGGGGTAGCATAAGTTTCCGTAGAGGCAACCCAGTTTGTACCATCGCTAACGATGATTTTTCTCGTGGTAGCAGATGCATTCGGAAACGTTGGGGTCGATGACACTATGTTGGTTCCGTCTGAGACTAAGATTTTTCCCGACGTCCCTGCGGTGCTGGGATAAGTTGCTGTTGACCATGATGGAGCTGCACTTGATCCAGAGCGTAGGATCTGCCCAGCTGTAGCGGTGCCAGATAAAATCGCTCCTGCTGCAGCAGTGGAATAGAATATGCCTCCATTGGAAGCCGCTAAATTAGCGTTCGTCCCTCCATGCGCTAAACTTACAGGATTCGTAAGGTTATCCACATATGTTTTTACTGCTTGTTGAGACGGAACAAGATTATTGCTATTCGGGGAAAGGCCTGTATCCGTACTTATTGGATCGCCTGAAGTATATCCTTGAGCCATTCTAAGAATTCTCCTGGCCAAAAAGCGTAAAAGAAAGGGTCGCTAAAGTAGCATATACTGAAACCACATCAGTGGTTGCAAGAGAAATCCCTACTGTTGCTATGAAAGTATCATTTCCAGGCATAGCCACATCATAATAAAGGTACATCTGGTTCGCAATAGCCGCTCCTGCAGGCCTAACGGCCACCCTAAAAGTGGTTGGCGTTGCTGATCTATTACAAACAACGATGCTCGACGCCACAGCTGTTGTTAAAGCTGGAACCGTATAAATATCTGTTAGGGATGCTGCGCCTGGCGCTGATTGACCTAAGACTTTTAATGCATTTGCCATTACATTCCTCCTAATAATAGTACTTGTGTGTAGTCGCTCGAAGACAATCCACCACTGGCAGCTTGCCACGAAGGAGGAGCCCCGGAGTTTGCAGTTAATACCCATCCAGGGGTTCCGCTATTTGCAAGAATAGAAGGAACGCCAGTATGTGAGGTAATCATTACTCCGTCTATTGCAGTTGTAATTTCACTGATGGTATTGTTCGCGCTCGAGTATAGAACCCGATTGATCGTCGTAGTATTTGGATACGTTGCGGTGGTAGCAACCCAATTAGTGCCATCGGCTCGCAATATAGTTCCTGTTCCTGTTGCTGTGGAAGGGTAGGTCGCTGTAGACCATGTGGGATCTGCTGAAGTATTTGTTTGTAAAACCTGACCGGTAGAGCCTGCCCCCAGCTGCGTTAGCGTTGCTGTCCCTGCTCCAATTTGTAGCGCATGATTTGTTAAGCCTGTTAATTGTGCAGTAAGACTGCTGCCAGCGCCGGATGTAGTTATACTTCCAGTCCCTAAAATATTCCAATTTCCGGCAGTTGGAGCTAAAGCTCCTCCAGAGTTTCCGGTAATAGTCTGTGCAATTCCTGTTCCACTCGTACTTACAAACCCATTTGCATCTACAGTAAATTTTGCAGAATCAAAATTGCATAATCCTATTTTCGTTGCATCTGCAGCCGCGAGAGCCTGTGAAATTTGAACTTCAATGGCCATTGTATGTGAGCTAGTGCCATCTGATCTTACAGGATTTGTTCCAGCGGAAACCACCGCTCCATTGATTGTTACAAGCCCTCCAGCTGTCGGAGAAATAGGGTTGGTTCCGGTTTGTGTTCCGATGGAGCTAATTCCAGTTGCTCCCCCATGAAAAGTCACAAATCCATTAGCATCTACTGAAAAAGATGAAGAGTCGAAAGCGGCTAGCCCTATCTTTGTTGCATCAGTTGAGGCTATAGCTTGAGACTTTTGGATGTCAACTGTAAGTGTGTTCCCTGAAGCGGTAGTTTCAACTGGGATGGATCCTGCGACTGTGGATGTGCCTAAAATATTTAAAATATGAGCAACAGGAGTTGCGGTACCAACATCCGCAACAAACGTTGTGGGGACGTCAGGAGGTAAGGTTCCGCTTGTTACTTTTAATCGTCCAGCTTGACTCATTATGCCTCAAGAAAGAACAAAAGTTAAACTAGCTCCAAGATTGGAAGGCTGTTGTGCCCATGCCGGGCTAACAAAGGTTATATCGACAAAATCCCCGGCATTTACAGTTGCGCCAATAGAAGAATTGTTAATATTTACGATCGCTGAATTCAATTTAATAGTAGTAGAAATAGCAAAGTTAGTGGTGTCATTAACTCTTATATTCATTGTGCAATTTTCTGAAGAAGATAAAATCCCATTTACAAGTATCTGTGCGTAGCATATATTTATTGTTCCTGACCTAGGCATAATAAACCGTGAATAGGTGCCCGATGTTGTGTTAGCAACGAAATTTCCCTGAGATGTGAGATAATAAGTTGTATTATTAACAGCAGCTCCAACGGCTTTAGTTTGAATAAAAAAAGTTGCAGGAGATGTAATATTGATCGTATTTCCTGACCCTGAAGTACTTGTCCCAGAGACGCCCAAGACATTCAAGATATTCCCTGAAGGAACCGCCGTGCCCGAATTTGTTACAAAAGATTCCGGAACGGTGCCAGGAATTAATGGAGTCGATTTTGAAAGCCTGCCAGCTTGACTCATTGACCCTCTCTAAGTTTAATTTGATTTAACATTAGTAGCGCTTGATCTAGCTTTTTTTCTAAGATCATAATGCGAGATTCATTATTAGCCGATCGCAAATGGGCGTTCTTTGCGTCCAAAGAGACAGGCTCTATAACCTGACGCATAGAGTTTTTTGCGTCTTCTAAGGAGGGAATAAGAGGCTTTGGAATAGATTCAAACCTCTGGTTAACGAGCGCGAGGATTTTTTCCTGTGTATCTTTTATGAGGCTCATAAACGAAGAATTCGCTTTATCAATTGTCGAAGTGATACAATTTAGTGAATCAATATGTTTTTTATTGAAAAGCGAATGCTCAGAAACTTTATCAGAAAGAGAATTAATCTTATTGTTAATATCAAGCTGGGCTTTATTCAAAGTCTCAAGCTTAACATAGCAATCATTTTTAAATTGATCTAGCTCCCTGCCTGTTTTTGTGCAGTAATCCCTGAACTCTGCCGCTTCCTTTTTTTCAACAAATGATGTGCTATGAGTTTTTAAGGCCTCTAGATGAAGGGAAAGATTGTTTACAACATTCAAGAATGCATCTTGAGATTGTTTTAATTTCTCGTCACTATGTTGTAAAAGCGTTTTCTCCTCATTTAAGACATCGATATGTTTTTTAATTTCTAACAACTTATCTTGCGAAGTCTTCACACAAGCATCCGTGAAGGTATCTAAATGTTCTAGATTATTTTCGAGATTGACTTGATTGTGCTCAACTTCTTGAATCTTTATCTTTAAATCTTTGATAAGATCATCTTGATCGTCAAGGCGCTTTTGACTGTCTTGAAAACGCTTAACAATGAAATCAACTTGCTCTGTGATATCTTTCCCCATTATTCTCCCTTCCCGTAAATGGCAACTACGTAAAAACTTCCGGTCGTAGGCGCGCTTATATATTTTATATATAGCTGTGTGCCCATTTCATATCTAAAACTTTCATTGCCGTCTTGATCGCTCGTCAAGTCGAAAAGAGAAAATCCTTCTGAAGGGACAAAGAGGTTATCTGTTGTCCCGTCAAAACTAATCATTACATCGCCATCGGTATTATTGATGAATTGCAGAACTCTCATTGCATGCCCGAAGGTTGTGCCAAGGGCTACATAGGCATTAGTAATACTACCAAAGGCAACTGAGCGAATGGCATCAAAACGAACTATATTAGACGACATCGGACACCTCTTTTGGCTCTTCAGGATCTTTAGGAGCATCCAGCTTATGAGCATTTGTTACAATTTCCAAAATCTGCTCTCTCATTTTAAACAGCGCTTGTAAAGCATGAGGGGCAGGCGTATTAGGCAGCATTGAAAGAACGAAAGGGAAATCTTCAATTTTTTCCTCGAAGTGAACCATTTGTTTTAACATGTAGCTTTCTCCTGTTTTTGAACGGTTTTTTTCACATCATACATATTGAAAATTTCCACGCTACAATTATTTTTACGCGATTAAAGTTCCGCAGAAAAATGTCTGTGCTGATGCTGCGCCGAGGATGTCATCAGTATCACCACCTTCACCCGTTACCGCAATCGTTACATGGGCTGTATCTGTTGCAGTCATGCTTACTAAAGCGCTTATGTCTACGGATTCGTCTTGCGATCCTGCGGCTTTGATAAACGTCTTAGTGTATGTCCTGCCAGTTGCTACAATCGAGATAACGAACGTAGTAGCAATGGTTGTTCCCGTCACAGTCACTTGAGATCTCAAGTCGTAAATACCTGTGACAGGAGCTGTAAACACCCCTGAAGTTGTGGCGTTTGATCCTTTATCAAAATCTGAGGTCAATGTTGCGCCAGTTCCTAAAGTGTAGGCAGTTCCAGTACCTGTTACGTTAGTTTGAGTTGAAGCAAGACGCAAGAAGAAGCATGGATTAGTCGTTTTGGATACAGTGCCGACCATTGTTATTCCAGCAGTTCCAGAATTTATCGTTGTTCCTGCCGCCCCACTTGTTGAGCCGATTACTACAACGTGCGCGGCAGCCCCATCAGCAATATTTACTGTTCCAGCTCTTGTAGCCCCTGTAGAAAGCACTTTAAATGCTTGTGTTCCTGCCGTAGCTGCACCGCCCATAATATTAAGAGTTGTGCTAGCTCCTGGAGTTGTGCCGCTCAAGAGATTTACAGTTTGTGCCGCTGTACAAGAGGTTCCCGAAGCGATATTTAGCGTCTGGGCAGTTCCTGCAACACCATTCATTAGATCGACCGCGGCTAATCCGGCAGTGGAATTTGCAATGCTTATTTTAGCAGTTTGCGCCGCAGCTCCAATTGTTATGGTTGCTCCTGCAGCCCCTTGAATGTTTGTGGCTGTTCCGGAAGCAACTGTGATTGTTCCGGCTGAAGTCGACCCGATTGATACTATGTGGGCGCAAGCTCCAGTACCGATTTTAACGGTTCCTGCTGTTGTCGCTGCTGTATCACCAAAAATATTCGCTGATAGGGTTCCTCCAGTTGCGTTACCATTAAATAGATCAAATTTAAGGGTTCCAGAAGAAGGCGCTCCGCTGAATAGGCTGATAGTATCTGTGGCTCCTGCAATAGTTCCATTAAATACTTGGAAGTTTTGCGATCCTGTAGTGTTATTACCGCCGAGGATTTGAACCGCTTGCGTTCCTGCCGATGCAACACCAGCCATAATAGCTAATGTTTGGCTGGCTCCCGGAGTAGCTCCATTGAGGATATTAACTGTGCTTGCTTGGGAGGCAGACGCTCCAGACGCAATTGATATAGTTTGTGATGTAGTGTTTGTGCCATTTCCAATCGTGATTTGGTTTCCAGAAACTCCATTACCGATAGCTATCGTTTTTACCCCGCCACCGGTGCCTCCAATATTAATAGCAATTGGCTGTGATCCAGTTCCCAAATTGAATGTTGAGGTTCCTGTAGCAACGTTACCAGTCATGATATTCATGGTTTGGGCAACTGCAGCACTTGTAACACCGCTCATGATGCTTAAAGTTTGTGCTGCTCCTGGAGTTGCTCCATCTAAAATATGCACTGTTTGCGCTGCTGAACATGAAGCACCGGATGCTATATTAAGAACTTGCGCCCCAGCTGCAACACCGTTCATAAGGTCAACTGCTGTCATAGCTGCGGTAGAATCTGCTATAGAAATTTTTCCTGTTTGAGCTGCTGCTCCAATCGTGATTACCTGAGCGGCATTACCGCCAAGACCTATACCTATTGTGCTGGCAGATCCACCAATAATCGTTACGTTACCGCCGCTTGAACTTCCAATGTTTGTTACATGGGCGCAGGCTCCAGTCCCTATATTAGTCGTTCCTGGTGTTGTGGCTGCTGAAGAACCAAAAATATTACATGCTAAAGTTCCGCCAACCGCATTTCCATTGAGAATATTAATTGTATTATCACCGTTGACTGGTCCAGAGCATAAATTAAAGACGTTTTCGACTGTGTTTACGCCTTCCATTATATTGACAGTGGCTCCGGCGGTTGTTACGTTGGCAATGGAAACTGTTGTCGATCCTGTGCCATTAGCAATTAAAACACTATTAGACGCTCCTGAAGAGGATCCAACAGTAATTGCTCCTGTTTGTGCAGTGCCTCCGATCAATGTTGTTCCTGTTGTTTGTCCTTTTGAAAGCCACGCCGTACTTGTCGCAGCGCCTTGTTGCACAAAGTTATTGGTACCAACCGATAGTGTTAATCCGCTAGCTCCTGTAGTATTGCCAAAAGTACTTGTAGAAGCTCCAGTTGTCGCAAGGGTTGTTGCTCCTGTAGAGGTCAATGTGTCAGTTGTCAGCCCTCCTGTTACTGTTAGCCCTCCTGAAATGGTTATTCCTGCAAGAAGCGTTAAAAGCCCACTTACGGTCATTGCCCCAGGGGTAATAATATTTGGTGCTAGGCCTATATTTAATTCATGAGCACCAGCATTTGAAACAATCGAGACTTGATTGGCTGTCCCAACTAAAGCGATATTCCCTCCTCCCGGTGTGACTGTGGTCGTTCCATCGCTAAGGCTATTAAGTGCTCCAGAGGCTGCGCTAGCCAGTGTCCAATTCGGAAGTCCAGAGCTATTTCCGCCCTGAAAATACATGTTTCCAGATCCGCCTTGTGCTATATCGGATAACCAAAAATATCCTGATGCGTATTGACTATCTGTTGAATTAGATGGATTCCTGCCGGCAATAATCATCGGCATCACTTGTCCTCCTTGAGGAGCATCACCATAGGTGAAAGAACATGGAATAAATGGGCTGGTCATATAAAACCTCTTGTTAAGTTAACCGAACCATGGCATATGTAAAAATAAATTTAAAATAGTGCGATTCACAATGATTCATTAGGATTAACAACCGTGATGGAACCAGAATTCTTGACGATAAAAGAGGTCGCCTGTATATTTTCAGTGCATTCGAATACTATTCGAAGAGCGCTAAAACAGGGATTTTTGATAGCTGTTAGAGTGGGAAATGGGCCTAAAAGCCCTTACAGGATATCTAAAAAAAGTATTGAAGCTATACATATAAGCATAATAAAAGACTTGGCTTCGAAGGCGAAAAAATGAAGGCACTTGGTGATATTTTTCACGCTCTTATTCCTTTTATAATTTTTATAGGATTTGTTTATTTTATTATTTTTCAAGAAAAAGAGCTTAAACCATCATTTAAGAATTTGTTTTACGAGGCAAAAGAAATGTCTGAGAAAAGTGTCGATTTCCAATTGAACCAATTAGAGATACTTGAAGATTTAGAAAAACACATATCATCGTTAAAAATTGGAAAATATGACAAAGAAAAAATAATTTCAGCAGTACAGGCTCGGAAACATATGGCCTCTATGGAATTGACAGAATTACTTGGTAAAGAAGCATTAGAAAAAATAAGAGAGGGAAAACATGAGAGCAAGCACTTATGAAACAGATTTTTTCCAATGGACTAAAGATCAAGCTTCTATGCTTAGAGTAAAAAAATTCGAAGATGTAGATATCGAGAATCTTATTGAGGAGATTGAAACTTTGGGAAGAACTGAAAAGCGAGCCTTAATAAGCCATCTAAGAATTCTTTTGCAGCATATGTTAAAAATGCATTATCAGCCTATGCTTAAAACAAAATCCTGGGAAATCACTATTCGAAATAGCAAAAAAGAGTTTATGGAAAGACTAGAAGAAAATCCGAGCCTAAAACCCGATCTTACTGAAATTCTTCATGCTACTTATAAAGGTGCTGTTCGAGATGCATGCCTAGAAACATTTATGGATGAAAGAGAATTTCCTAAAGAATGTCCCTGGCCGATTGAGGAAATATTAAAATCAGATGAATAATTTATTTCTTTTTCTTATGTTTAGCGGCCAGAAAAGCGATAGTTTTAGCTAGATCTTTTAGCTTTTCTTCTTTCTTGTTCTCTTCTTTTTTTGGCTTCATGGGGAACTCCTAAAATGTCAAATAGAGTGTTGTATTTCCTAACATATTCTTTGCCTTTGCCCCCATATTGCGCTTGAAGCTCTTTTATTAGCTTCGACATACCTGCGCCGTAAGATTGATCCCCTTCGTACCACATCCCATACATGTTTTTTCCTGTGGTTTTTGCTCGGTGGAGGCGATTTTTCAGATCTTCAGCAAACTCTTGAGGGATGTTCTTATATACATAGGCGGCTCCGCCATGGGGCCTAAAAAGCAACTCATTTGCCTCCTCATCATATCCGGCATAGTTCATCATTCTAGACTTATATTGATCTGGGATGGCTTTAAAAAGGCTGTCATATAGATCGGCTATATCTTCGGGCTCTGCTTCAAGATCTTCTTCATCTACTTGATGCACCTTTCCATCAATGTCTACAAGAGCTTTTCCATTACGGATCTCTTTCACTTCGCCTATACCTTGAGGCGATGAAACAAGAGATTTTTTCTCGATGGGTTTGGTTTCTGGTTTTGGTTCCTCAATTAAAGTAGGAGATTCCAATATAGGTTGAGCTTCTGGGATTGCGTTCTCAAGCGTTTTGATAGGCTCTTTTGCCATATCTTGAATTGATTGGGCATAATCTGTAATTAGTCCTTCAATCCCTCCTTCGCTCTTTTCTAGAGCTTTCCACTGATCTTTTGGCATGAACTGCTTTACTACTCCGGCAATATCTTTAGGGTTCATTCCTTTCTCAAGCATATTCTTAACGCTAGCTTCTTGACCTATGCCTTTCAAAATATCAACACTTTTTTTAATATCTCTTTGAGGAATAACGGGTTGCGTTAAATTGGGTGCTTGTGGTATACTAGGTGCAACTTCAGAAATAGGAGGTTGTTGTGCAGAAGTTTGGCTATTTATTCCTGGGGGCATTCCTTGCATGGGCCCCGATGCAATACCGTTTTGATTCTTATCATTCGGAGTGGACTGGATATTGGGGAGAAGAGATTGGGAAACGCCTTGTTGCAGAGAACCAGGTAGAGCTCTGGAGATCGCATTACGAACAACTCCACCGAGAATTGGAGCGGCGACAGCAGCTCCTACTGCCTTAAGCCCAAATTTAGTTCTTTCTGCATCTGCTCGTCTATTGGCAGCATGTCTTTCGCTTTCTGACATACCACGTCTATCTTCTTTATCGAAGGATTTAGAGAGAAAGCCGATGATTTGTTGAGCAGGGTATCCAAAACGCCTAGCTTTGCTTATGGGCTTAGAAATCTGTGGGATGGCTTTAGAAAGAAAATCCAGAATTTGATCTGGGGAATACCCAGATTCCAAAGCTTCATAAAATGAATTCACTTCGAACCTCTATAATAGTCTATGACCCTATCAAAATCTCTGAAGATATCACCTAATGATTGTCGAGGAGGTTGTGTTTCAAATTCGACTAATTCTGTAGATTGAAATGGCTCAAGTTTTAATCCCATTTCCATCGCTTGTCGAATTGCGGGTTGCATTTGTCTCCAATCATAGTCTTTTTCTCTTGTCAATTTATCTCTAAGACCTAAAAGAGAAGTGTTTTTATCTACATTTTTAAGGAAAAAATCTGCTAGTCTATTTTGCATGCTTTTCATTTCTTCAGGGGCTCTTTCTCTAGCCTCTTCATAAGAAACAAATGGCGTTGTCTCTTTCACTTTATGAGGCACTCCAGGAATTGATATATTTTTCTCCATAGGAAAGACTCCTTTAGGAAATGATTGAATTGCTTTCTCATGCTTTGGAGTAAGTGGATGAATGAGCTCGGAAATTTCCGTAGGAGACACATAATTATCAGCCAAAAGCTGGCGAGTCTCTTGTTCTAGTCCTTTAGAAACCATATCTTGAACATTGGGTTCTATTCTTTTTAAAGCCTCTGCCCTATTTCTACCTAAAAGACCGGATCCCAACCCAGGAATAAACGCTTGCAAGATTTTTTTATCATTAGATTTAACCTCATCATACGCTCTTTTAGTCTTTAAAGCCCATTGCGTAGGATTTGTAGGATCAAATCTAGCTCCTGTTTCCATAAATCTTGGCAATTCCGCTGGTGTAATTCCGGCCTTTATCCCTAAATCTTCTAATGCTGACCTCTGTTCGTTTGCGATATTATTTTGATTTTGAAGTTGTGCTTGTCTTGTTTGAAACGCGTTTGGATCATTAAGAGAATGCGCGTATCGTTCTGATTCGGCATTAATCTCATCTGCTGTCATTATTCTAAAAGGATTTGGGGCCACAAAACTAGGTTGTTGCGGCTGCTCTTTTGAAGGCTGTTGCGTTTGTTCTCTTCCTCCTGGTTGTCCAAGACCTTGAGGCTGTCCTATTCCCTGCTGCCCTGGGAAAGCTCCTTTAACTCGTGATGACTGAAGAGCGGTTTGAAGTAATGGGCCCAAAGATCTTTCTAGTGCAGGGTTTTGGGCTCCAGCTTTAGCAAACGCCATTGCAATTTTGAAAGGATCTCCTTCGGCTCCGGCGATGTCCTTCTCAGCCTGTCCAAGGGCATTTAAACCAAGTTGCCTCTCATATCCTCTCTGAATTTGTCCGGGCATTTGTTGAGCCATGATGTCGCCGATTTGCTGGCCAATCACATCAAGAGGCGACCTCGCGGAGGGGAGTATAGTTGTCATGGGTCATTCTCCTTAAATTGTTGAGGGGTTTTGGCCAGCAAATCTTTGACCAACTTGTTGACCGTAACCTGACATGAACGATCCACCAAGAGAACCTAAAGCAGATCCCAAAAGACCTCCTGAAGCAGGCAAATACTGATTATTTACAGGTTGACCCAAGGCCTGATTTCTTAAGCTCATTAAGTTTTGGAATGGCTGTTGAGCATATCCTAAAAGCTGTGGTATTGCTTGTTGCTGCATTCCACCGCGTAAAGCAGCTATGTTTGTACTTAAATTACTGCCCTCTCTCGCTAGTTGGTTTCTAAATGCGGTTGATCCTGTTGATCCTCCGGAGCCCATTGAAGCAAATCTATTTGCTAATTCAGGAACAGTTTGCTCTTGGAATTGCCTTTGAAGAGGAGCCTCAAAGGATTTAAAGAATTCTGGATCATTAAACATCGACATTAACCAATCGAGACCCTGAGCATATCCTGGCTGGTTCTGGATGTTCTCTATGCCTCCTCCGCCTTGCTTTATTTGACTAATAGTATTTAAAATATCCTGTATTCCACCTCTTTGGCCTTTGCTAAAACTAGAACTCTGTTTTGCCGGGCTTCCAAATAAAGCTTCAAAAAATCCCATTGTCATGCTCCTTTTTCATTTTCATAATCTATAGCATAATAATTATTTTAGGCGCCATTCCTTATATAGTCGATTATTATGAAGCCTGTATATCCTGTGCCAAGAGCGGTAGTCGTCAAAGTGATATCCAGATCAGACATAGTAAAAGTCACCTTAGCGTTTCCTTGTGAATAAAAAGAGAAAAAATCTCCGTCTCCTGCGCCAGTCGCCGAAGGGGGCTTGCTCGCGCTTCCCCATACATTAAAAACTACAAAATGAGGATCTATGTTAGGAGGCACAGGAAGCGTTATCGTTCCGTTTGCTGGATAACTTACGATTCTAGACAAAAACTGATATCCATTTCGTGTTATCTTAGGATCATCATAAAAGATTTTGTTTCCATTTAAAGTCTCCGCAGACTGTAAATACACTCCTATTTTCTTATCGTTAATGACATCTGAAAAGTCACAGAGCGTATCGACCAGAAAAACATCTAGCCGGTCCTCTTCTTCAGGAATGTTAAACGTTGAGGGAAGAAAAGGCGTAAATATTTCCTGTGGATTAGAAGGAACGGTCATACGATTCTACCACCTTTTCTGATCGAAATTACCATTGCTAAAAGCTCTAGATCTGTTTGTGAGATCGCATTTACAGCTAATTGATAATCGCTATAAGTCATTTGGATTTGCAAAGTTTGAGCGGTAGAGTCACAATAAAGCCTGTAAAGCGCCTCGTCTCCATCTCCTAATTGATTTTGGGTTGAACTTGTAAGCACAATATTGCTTAAGGGGTTATCTGGAAGTGGTGTATTGATAGGCACATTGCTGCTATCTGCAAAGACATTGCAGGTAAATTGCCCGTTTGTCGTCCGGTCAGTATAGAAATCAATCTTGCTTAGGCGCGATCGTTGATCATCTTTTAAGAAATTAAGCAGCTTTGTTTGAATGTCTAGACCGCTAATTTTTATGATTTCCCCTCCTCCGCCATAAACTCCAGTTGTTACGACATTCGAGTCAAACCCTTGGTTAGGATCAAGTGTTACAAGCCTTATCCATACGTCCGTAGCTGCAATAGGAGGGCTAAAATTAAGGGCGATAGTTCCTGTAGAATAGACGACAGTTCCTGCAGCATTTCCTGAGGCATCATATAATATTCCATCAGAGTCGGCATCTTTATAAACTGCTGATCCGATATTTATTTGGAAAGAGCCTGCAAAAATATTTTTGTAGCTAATCGTAAAAGTATAACTTGCCCCTGTGGCTTGTCCCCCATATACAGGCTTAAACTCTGTTAAAGTGAAATCATTTGCGCTCGAAGGGAAAAACTTAAAATTTCTGCCATTCAGAGATACTCCATCGGTTGAAGTGGTTCCTGTAACACCTGTGAGAGAAATCCAATCGCCTATGATAAGATTATTATTTGTGCTTGTGAAGGTGGATGGAGGGCCATTTGCTATTGCTGAAATGCTAAGAGACTGATCGTTTTGGCCATCGGTTTGCTCTAAAAGAAAAACATATCCTTGTTGATTGCCTGCCACAATGTTTTCATATCCTTCTCCTGAAATTCCACTATCCCAAGTTACATTTGTATAGGATGACCAGCTTTTAGGGAGATCTGCCCATGTATATCCTTCAGAATCAGTTTGATAGTAATATCCAAAGCAGGTGAAACAATCATCGAAAAAACTCCATGTTTGGGATTCATAGTTAAACACTAAGACTTTATCCGGAAAAATCCCCTCGTTGTTCTCTGTGCTTGGAAATGTCCAATAGATTAGCCTCGTCCTAAAAGTTCTTATTCCATAAACTCGCTGTAACCCATGTTCTGTCTGTCTTATATTGAAAATCTCATCGGGGATCTTTTCATCAAACCGGCTTGTGTCATTACCATCGCTTACATTTGCCCCTCTATTGCTGATTCCCATTAGTCCTTTATCAAAAGCGATTTCACTAAAGGTACATGAAGAGCCTAGTTCGATATTAACTCGCTCCCATACGAATGGATTTTGCGCATTGTTGACAAAACGCAATCTCCAGGTGCTTCTTTCAAATTTTACAACAAGGATGTCCCGAATGAATCCAGCCCCTACAATCACTTCGTTTGTCGGAGCGTCATTTGCTCCGCCTCTACCAAACAGATCATCCCTGGCAGCGTTTATATCGATTCCTTGAGCATTTGGAAAAACGGGAGCAGGAGCGGAGTAATAAGGAGTTCCAATTTGAGTCCAACGCGCTCTATTCCCATAATTGAAAGTGCCTTGATCATTTCCTTCGGTGGTATTGAGAAAAACTAGATAGCCTCTATAAGGAAAAATTAACAATGCTCCTGCCAAGGCGGTAAAAGCGTCTACAGGAGGATTATAATTTGCCCATCCAATACCATTTGTCAATGTTCCATAATAGCGTATCCCATCTTGTCCGGTTGTCTGTCTAGTTGTAGATAAAGCCATACCAGTCAAAACAGCTCCGTTTGTAAACGGACCTCCTGTTGCGCTAGAAATTGTAAAAGGATTTCCTGCAACGGTGACAACCCCAGTTCTTAGATTATTTGCTGCTGCTGTCCCTGTAAGATTGATAAAATAGATCTGATCACCAACCTGGAAATTATTTCCTGCTGAAGTAACTTGAACTGTCCAAGGCCCTCCGCCTGCAGCTGCTGCGAAAGCAGTTACAGCAAAACCATTAAGGCCAGGATTGTTATTGGTAGCCCAAAAAGCATTTGCGTAATTCACAGTCCAGAAGAATTGCCAGTCTGCGCCACTCCAGACAACCGGCATGACCGAAGGCAAAGTAACAAAAGAGGATCCATTCCATTTATAAGCTGTCGTCGTATCAAATGCGACCAAAGATTGTTGGGCGAGGGCGAAATTTTCTTGTGTTCTAAGGCCCATCACAGGCGTTCCATTGGCGAGTTTGCCTAAAAGAGTATATCCAGACCTCTTAAGAACCCTGCCGCGAAACTGATAGGCATTAATCAACGTTTCAAAAGAATCTTCAGGCGTTGCCCATGGTTTTACATCTCTTCTTAGACCTTCGCTAATAGTTCCTATCAGAAAATTTGAAGTCATTCTTATGCCTGTGCTATAGCAGTCCACCCGATTGTGTAGACGCCAGTTACTGATGAATCAATTTTAAATGTTTTATTGTCAATAATAGTTACAGAAGCTTTAACCGGCCTTCCGCCTCCCATTGTGTTAAATGGAGTCGCTATAACACATAATATTTTGGTTGGTTCAGGGGACAAAACTATATTTACAGCCACATTTGACGTTGACCCCATATACATCAGATATCCCCCTGCAATGAACGTCTGATATTGTGGACCTGCGGTGTTTACTGAGCTGCAAGTTAATTGCATCCCAGCGTTAATCGCGTCTGTTGTGTCTAATGCCGTAGGCAGAAACTTAGGGATCTTTACAAATAATTGAGGTTCTCCAGAAGGAGAAACTTTCGAATTAACTACTCTTGCATAAAGAACGTCTAAATTTTCAGTTACAGAGGGGCTTTGAGTGGTAACTTTAAATAAAATGTCCTCATGATCCCCAGTATTGATATTGTTAAAATCCGTATGATTTATTTTAAATGTATTTTCGAAGACTTGAAAATTCGTTCTTATTTGATCTACATCTAGCAAGGGACTAGGGCCCGCGTCTGGTTTTACTGTTGAATATGTCATATATTTGCCGTGATTAAATAGAAGTATGGAGAGTTAATTGTTCCTGTATTATTATTAGAATCACTAATTTTAAACTGTATTTTTGAACAAATCCCATTAGTGTCAATGATATAATCAATGTTTGGTTTTTCAGCATCTTTAAATTTTACGCCAATAGGACAAGTCGATACTGAGATTACGTTTGTAGCTATCGGAGGAGTCAGATTTAAAATGCCTTTTTGTTTTCCTAAATTAATGCATTGCCCGAAATATATAAGTATCTTGCCAGGCAAGAAAGTAAAAAAGCTTGTCTGAATTGCCGTTGCGTTCAACGCATAAATTTGATAATTAGTGAATTGAAATTCTTGGCCATTATTTTGATATCTTAGAAATATTTGATCGGTTTGACCTTCTACATTTTTAGTATAAACCGATATTTCTTGATTTCCAGTTTGCAGGGAATCCTTTTGTTCTTTAAGATGAATAATATTATGATTGCCCGTATATGTTGAAGAAGATGCTGCTGTATCCATAGGAATATGGTCTATAGAAAATGTAGTCTGAAGAGATTGAAAATTTTTAAGAATGTTTTCTTGAGACTCTGCGAGACTGCTAAAAGGATACTGAGGTGTATTTGGATTATAATTTGTCATATTCCCACCGCATAATAGAGCACGCTGAATGTTCCTGGATCAGGAATAAATGCAAATCTTATCGTAAATGAATTTGCTGGAGTGTTTAGCGTTGTTGGGGCTACATTTGTTGTAGCATCTAAAAAACGGCCATCCCTGAAAGCTGCTGTCAAATCCACATAGAGCAAGCTTGTTCCCGGCGCGAGAGTCACTATTTGTCCACTTGTAGGATTATCAATTCTCCCAAAGAAAATTATGAACGGACCTGCAGAAAAACTATATTGTTGCTTTAAAAAAGCTCCAGTATTATCCTTCCCTGTTAACAGGGAAGGATAAGTCAGCTGAATAGGCGTTTGAGAATTATTAGGGATATAGAACATTTCTGGAATCGAAGAAACCAGTTTATTGTATATCGCTATCTGGTTTGCATCAGTTGCAGGATCAGACCCCTGAGGCCGTAACGTTAGCTGATTGTGCATTCCTGCAAATTCTGGATCCTCCGTTAAACCTACATGATTGTCGGAAAACGCGTTATTGATAGCCTGAAAATTAGATTTAAGCTGAGATTGGGATTGGAGTATCGGATCAGTGCTTATTGGGATTGAACTATTAAAGGACATTATAACTCCTTTATCCTGAAGTTCCTGAGTATTCGGTTCCCCAAAACCAGCTCGCAAGAGGTCTTCCAGGCTGGCTAAAGATAGTTTGAGCTCTTTGGCTTGAAAGCTGTCGTAGCGTCCTTCTTTGAGCCAGCTGTAATTGTTCTTGAAAAATCTCGTCTATGTAAGCCATGCCTTCAGGATCTGGAAAATCTGTATAAATAAGCCTTGCAGCCCCTGCGCATATGAATAGATACCATTCATCGAGTTCTGGTGCGTCATTATCAGCGATTAACTGCGTAGGCTGCTGCGATATCTGAAATTCCATTTGATACACTTGCATAGGCACAGGTCTAAGAGTCAATTGTTGATTGTAGAAGATAACATCCGTTGGTCTCGATGCTTGATAAGGAACGACGCTTGCGTAAATAGCATCCCCTCTCGGAATAACGCCAGTATTTAAAGTAAATGTAAAAGCCCCTGTGAGGTAGTTCACATCCCCTACAACGTTATTTAAGGAATCAACAAGTTTTCCAGTATTTGACGAAGATTGGGGGACATCTGTAAAAGCAATGTTAAAACCTGTGTCATCGAATGAAGAAATGATCACGGCTGGCTCTACTACATTTCCAAAAATATCTAATTGCGCTCTGAGAAATGGCGTAGATGGTATCGTCCCAGAATAAGGCCCTGCCGAGGCATCTCCAGTCTCAATTTGCTGATTTACGCTAAGCTTCGGCCATCTATTATAGAATGTTGTCTTATCTTGGAAATAACGTAAAATGTACCCCTGACAATATACTGGAGGAGTTACCTGCACATTTCCAGGAAGAAAAAAATTAACATCATTGGGGTCTGTCACAGCAGGATTTTGCGCTATTCCGTATTCGTAAATGAAATTATATGTGTCTACATTGGGGACTGTGTTAAAGACATAAGGCTTCGTAAGCTTGAGATTCTTGAACTCTTCGGGAAAATGCAGGGTGTAGAACAAATTTATATAGTTATCAATCTGTGAATCTTGCATTTGTTGTGGTGTGTATCGCGCTGTCATTCGCCTGACAGTGGTTCTCATCTGATCTAAGCTTACAAGCTGAGTCATTGCGTCACTCCATTATTGAAAATCACCCCTTCGAAATCATCCTGATTACCATAAGGGAGCGGCTGAGGATCTAAAGGAGGGCCTGAAGCGCTAGGAATAACGCTTGGATTCGTGTAAGCATTTGGCAAAGGAGAAGGATAAGCAAAAGATTGGAAATTTCTTGTATCAAGATTAAGCGTGAGAGTGTTGTTTGTCACTGAAATCACCTGAACATTCACCCCATTCAGTTCTACCATTCCGAACATCGTTGGAATCAAAAATGTCACTATTACCCCAGCAGGATATCCATGATCTTCACTCGTTGTTACTACAGCAGGAAAAGCTTGAGTAACAGAACTAATCGTCTTCGTCCTAAGATTCTCAAAGACCTGCACCTGGGAATATCCTGGGTAATAAATGACACTACTCATTGAAACCTAATGGTACGAATGCATATTTTTTGTTGCTGGTATCTACATCATGAATCTGGCTTGAAGGGGCATCAGGATCCATTGGCTCGTTTTTCTGAATAAATCTAGGAGTGTGGTAATACTCATTAATCTGGTCCACAAACCCCCTAGGAATTGTATAAGTTTTTCTATCCTCGAAGTTATACCATTTAACAGGATCATCAGCATATTTCATGTAAGTAAGTTTTGCAGGCTGTCCAGGCGCTCTAAGATTCATGAATCGTCCGGTAATCATCTGATTATCATAAGCTTTTTGCCTTTCTATCTTTTCCTTAAGGGCTCCTCCCTTCACGCTGTTTGCAACCTGTTTTTTTGTAATTTCGAGTTCTTCTTCGCTATGGGTTCTAGAGGAAATTTTGCCCATTTCATGCTTTTTCTCTTCAATCTCGACTTTGGTTTTCTCTAGCTCTTGTCTTGCTCTATCAATTTCAGTTTCCAAATTCTCCAAAACTTCTATTTCTTTCATGGGTTCCCCTTCTAAAACTTTTTTGTTTTTGCTCATAAATCCTCTCTATCTACCTAAATCTCTTTTAACCACATCGTAACCATATTCTTCAAGGAATTCTTTACACCAAGTGATTTTATCTTCGACTCTTTGGCCTGGGGGTTGCCTAAAAAGACATAACTCTAAGTTTTCTATGCGATTGTCTGTTTTAATTCCGTTTTTATGATGCACTATTTCTCCCTTTTTTAGGGGCCTCCCAAGATGCTGGCTCATAACGTAAACATGTTCAAAAATTCTTCCTTTTGTTTCTTTACGAGAATTTGGGTGACCGGGTCGATAGATTATCCAGTATCCATTTTTTCTACTCAAATGTTTAGTCTCTGGATTAGTTTTTGTTCCTGGTTTATAATTTCCCTCAAAGTCTGGATCTAGACCATAAGGAGATTTGGATCTTTTTTTCTTGCGAGCATATTCTCTATATTTTTCTCTAAATTCGGGTGTTTGTCTTTTCTTCTTTTCGCATTCGATACATTGCCAATGATAACCCTGTTTTTTCCCCTCGTTCCTTTTCCAAAATTCTGAAAAATCTTTTTCTTTTTTGCATGATCCACATGTCTTCATATAAACCTCCTTTTTTCAGGAGATTTTACATGGTGATGCACCTAATTAGCAAGAGGATTTTCACCCTCCTGCTAATTTTATAAACTACTGATAATCAACTTAGTACTTGCGAATACGTTGTGCATTCCCAATACCATGCGTCAACAGTGCTTCCGATGATGCCCCCGGTTGTGGCCGAGTTCGTGCCGTCGCCTGTCCCAATAAGAATACCATTTTGTCCTTGGTTTTGAGTTGCAAAGCCTAGGATGTCTTGGTTTCCATACGGAAGCGGCGTTGGAGTAACTCCGTTCAACATGTTGGTATTTCCTTCGCCTTGAGGTATCATTTCAGGTAAGCTGAAAGGATACTTCGAAGAAGCAGGCCACGCAAAAGCTGTGAATGCTGTGCTATCAACGTTAGCAAAGGTTACTGTTTGAGTTCCTACGGCGTTATTTACAGCCGATACGGTAAACTCTACTGGCAATCCGTTGCTTGTGCTATTAAGCTGTTGCATTCCAAATACTGAAGGGATAGCAAATCTCACAACATCACCCACTTGATAGTTTTGTTGTACGAGAGTTGTAACCACCATTGGATTAGCCAGAGTAATAGAAGCAATTGCTCTAACTTGTGGATAATACAATGAGTGATTCATATATCCAGCATTTCCAACTTTATAAACAGAGCCCGTGCTTGTGACGGCATTGGTGCTGTCATAAAGAGTAGTAAATTGTGTTGTGCTTCCTACTGCTGTCACAGTCATCACCAAACCACCCATTTGCGGTGCTGTTGGCAAATTGAAGATTCTAACATTGTCACCAACAACAAACCCGTGAGCTGCTGAAGTAGTGAATGTTGTTGTGGAACCTGTAGAAAAGCTGTTAATAGTTTTAGTCGCTCCTTGAGTTTGAACTCCTCCTTGGACTAAATTAAAACCATTAATCGCGCAAATACCTGTTTGCTGAGGAGCCAAAATCCCTGATACTGTACCGTTTTGCTTGATAAGAGCAGTACCGGCGCTCATAAATCTAGGATCAAATTCAGCTTGAACAATCCTATCTGATGTTAAAGAACCTGAAACACCAAGAGCAGTAACGCCTTGCCTTGTTAGATTCTGTAACACAAATTTGTCACATCCATTAGGAAGCGCAACAAATTGAGGTGTTGAGGCCACGTTTTTAAACGTTCCTGAAGTTATATAGCATGTCATATTACACCCCCTTAAATTGCCACTGCAAGAGTGCAGCGTAGGTTTACAATCCAAGAAGTGTTTGTAATATTAAACACTTGTGCCATCTTCCAGCCTGCTGTTTGATACAGCCTTAAGCGAGGAGATGCAATTTCAGGTGGCGCATAGATAAATTGCGCGCTGTAGCCATCAAGGTCGACCATGTCATAGGATTCCTGGCCAGGAATGAAGATATTATAAACATCCGCACCATTAGCCGATGCCCCTGTAGAAATAGATCCTACAGATGATAAAAGGAATCTCAGGTTTCTAATCGAACCCCATTCAGCTTGTAGCAAGTTGCTATTATTCGCATAGTTAGCAACGTTGATAAAGCCTAGCATCTGGTCAAGATCAGCGCTCAAATTGGTATGAGCCATACCAAAAAAAGCAGTCCTTACCGGAGCTGTCCCAAATTTCAGTTCTCCTTCAATCATATCCATGATAAATTGTGCGTTCGCAGTTCTTAGCAAACGTACGGCTTTGGATACATCTAAAGGGCTGATGTTTGTAGGGTTGTCACCGTTTGTACCGCTTGTGCAGTTAATTGGTGGCGCGCCCCCTTCCATCATGCTACGAGCCAATTGGTCTTCGGTTTCGCGAAGAGATTGACCTAATGTGGATACTGCAGAATTTAAAACTGGATCCTCATTTATGAGCATAACTTGCTCTTGTAGAATGATATAAGTCCCATACCAATCGATCCGAGCATCAATATCTAAGGCAGTTAACTGTTGTGCTGCCGGGTCTACAATACCGTTTCCTAATGGCACAGGGGCGGTTTGTAGGTTTTTATAACGGCGGCGTCTTAAAATGTCACCAGCCTGTTGATCCATTGTGATGGGGTAACCCATGGTCGTATGGATAAGATCAGGCATGGGACGAGCAAGCAACTTCATGCTTAGCTGTTGTTGTACAGCTGGCGGCAGAATATTGGTTGTTGTTGGTCCACTCATTGTTTTTACTCCGTTTTAGACGGAGATCAACGTCGGGCAGCGGCTTGAGTTTCTTGCCAGAGGGCAATTCTTTGCTCTTTGGTCATCTTAGAATTTGATAAAGCTGCGGCAGTTGAAACGGCTTCGGAGCGCACTCCTAGACTTCCTAACTTTGGCTTGCTTTCTTTCTCTTCAACTCTTTGCTTTTCCTGAGAAATGGCACTTGCTTTAGATGTCTTAGCGATATCTTGGTGATATCTGGCATCTTTTTTAATAAGATTATAGACCTTTCTCAAAGGATTAGTAGCCTTTTGGACTGCTTCAAGGTTGTCTTCGTCTGTTTTAATATATTTTTCAATATTTTCAGCCGTGACGACCTGGTGAAAGTCAGCAAACTCTTGAGCAGTCTCTAAAAGCAGAATCTTTTGTTCTTTTTCAGCTAGCTTTTGCTCATAACTCGATAGTTTCTTATTTACCGTGTTAAAAGCTTTGACGAGCTTTTTCCCATCGGGATATTCTTCGTCTTCAAGCTGTCTAAAATCAAAATCGTCGTCCTGAACTTGTTGAGGAGCATGCTGCATTTGCGCGTGCTTCTCCATAAGCTCCTTTTCTTTTTGAGCCTGCCAAAGCTGTCTTTCCAGATCTTCTTTAGCTTTTCGAAGCTCTGCAAAACTTTCTTGCGGAGTCTTCTTTTCATGGTCCTCAACAGCCTGAGAAGCGACTTCAGGATTTGCGCTGATTTCTGTTTCTTCCATGCTTACCCTTTGAGATAGGCGAATTCTCTTTTTGCGCCTTGACATGAATCTTATTGACCCAATATTCTTCGATATAAGATACTGGTAGATTTTTAGCAATTTAAAATTTTGAGATTCTATGGAAGAAATTAAGGGGGATCATCTAAAAACTATGAGCTACATGATCGCTTGCGAAAAGATTGAGAGCTTGATATTTACGCTAGAGCAAACCTTGTCTTTTATGGTAGAATACGGGATAGAGTCTGACGAAGAGATCAAGAAAGCTTTGGTGCCTTTGCTGGATAGCTTTAAAGAATGGGCTGAGAAATGAAAGTCTCCATGGAATTAAGCGAGAATAGTCCGCACAAAAAAAGGACAAAAACTGAAAGAGGAAAAAAACTTACAATAGACGAGGAAATGGAAATCTGTTGGCTTTTAGAGAATCATCATGACATAAAAGACGTTGCTGATTATTACGGAAGAAATTTCAGCACAATTTTTAGAGTTAAGAAAAAATACAATGTTTGTCTTAGGAGTATTGAGAAAACATTAGACCTTATTACGAAAGAAGAACGGGCTGAGAAATGAATGAAGAAGAGAAAGAGGAGTGTAATTTATGTTCTCTTGTCGATGATATATGTTCTTCAAAAAAGGAAGAAAATTTAGATCTGCGTCCTCATGTAAAATATCTAGCATCTGCCATGATTCAAATGCAAAAAAACATGGATAATGCTCATCAAGCCATCTTCGAGAGTCAATTAATGGGTTCTATATTTAAAGCATATCAAATAATTATATTTATGAAGAAAAATACCATGTCTCTATCACAGGAAGCGAAAAAAGAACTTCAATCAGTTTTTAGAGAACTTCTTGAATGGGGTGATAAATGAACGAAGAAGAATACGATAACATAGATGAACTTATCGATGATCTGCTCTGGCGAGAGGATTTTAAACCGAATAAAATAGCTCCAGCATTGCTATGCCTTTGCCAAGCCATTAAAGACATTCAAGAAAAGCTAGAGGATCTTAACTTTAGATTTGATTAAGCGATTTTTCCATTAACGAAATAATCCTCAATCTTTTCAAGGTTATCATTTGCATAAGCTCTAATCATTCTAACATAGGCAGCATCAAATTCATGAGGGTTGAAGAGAATGTATTGCATCACTTCCTTTTTGGGAATACACCATTCAAAAGTGACTTTTCCGCCGTCTTCAACAGACCATAGATAATGATCATTGCCCTGATAGGGAGAAGGACGAGTACGACGACACTGAGGGTAAATCCGCAAAGCATTCTGCGCATAAGGCTCCTTTTGTACCCACATGTGAATGTAATATTTTCCGCGCACGCCTTTATCATAGTTTCCCTGTACGGCTTCTTCAATGATGCGCTCCATCTGCTTCATGATGGCTGGGGTTGTTTCGCCAACTTCTTGCCGATCCATTATTAAAGCAGCTTCTTGCATGAGCTGACCATAAGTTTTATCGCTGTTACGTACCATTATCTCACCATTTTACGGCTTCCCAGGTCGATAGAACGATTGCTATGAGAAGATCCCTGCTGTGGCTTATTTATATAGCCGGTAGGAGCCTTTCTAAGACCTGGCAGTTTCTTGATTTTTGGTGGTATCATTGTCATGATTATCCCTTATGTTTTTGCATATGTTCATGCGCTTTCATAAGATCTTCTCTAGAGTGCTTATTGGACTTTTTTTCTTTTTTCTTCATCCCTTTTGCTTCTTTAGCAGATTTGCAAGACATCTCATGTTTTTTCATTTTATTTTCCCCCTTGGCGATTATAAGAATTTCTCATTGGCAAAGGAGGTTTTCCTCCTGGTGGTCTAAATCTGTCTACTACGACATTAAGGTTTCTGTCTTTAGGAACAAATTTGGGCTTTGCCGTGTCTATCTTCTCTGATATTAACGGGATTCTGGGCATAAATTATCTCCTTCACAGCTTCTAATTGATTCTCAACACTTCGTGAATTAGAAGTACTGCAATTGACTTTTTTTTCATTTGCTTTGATCATTTCAATGAAATGGTCAGCTCCTTCGAACATGGTTGTACCGTTTTTGAGTTGTTAAAATGCTTGTCTTATCCGAGACAAATTTATTTATTCATCATCTTTTCACGAGTATAGTGCTTGTGAGAAAGCGATCTATCATCGTGTGCATCAATCTTTCTTCTTACTTGTTCATAAGAATTTGATGCGCCTGCAGGTGGTTTTGGGTCTACATTTTCCTTAATAGGAAGATATTTAGATCCTGCATCTCCTTTCGAAGATCCACCCATGCTTGTGTTTTTATGGCTGTGTCCCATTTTTTACCTCTTCTTGTTTATTTTGTGTATTTTGAATATTTTGAATCAATGAAAATACGCTTACAAAGTCATTTACCCCCATTGAATCGATTTCCCTTGCTGCTTTTGCAGCGTTATATATAGCCGCAGCATTTTCATGTTCGGCCTTGCTATGAGCTGTTTCGATTTGCACCTGCTCTAACCTTAGCTTTGCTTCACGTTCATTCCCAAGGCTTCTATCGCTATAAGCCTTCGATTGCAAGCTTTCGTTAACAATGCGCTGGTTTTCCATCTGCAATTGTGCCATCTGCTCTTGTTGCTGCTGTTGAGCTTGTTGTTGCTGTTGGATAGCTTCGATCATTTTGTCTTTATCTTGAATTGTAATATCTGCGAGCAATTGATCCATAGGCACCGGTATGCCTTCTTTCCATAGCGTAAACTTCTGTAAGAATGCAAGTTGTTTTGTTGTCTCTGTGAGAGGAGCATTGCCAACAACTGCATCATATTTTTGGAATGATTTATCTCTAAACTCATTTGTGGGCTCTTCTTGAATCATCTTTTGAATCTTTCCAAGAGTATAGTTTTTCTGAATAATCGCCCAGTGGAGGCGTCCGCAATTACGCTGGCTAAGATCGAGGTTGTCGAACAGTTCTTGCAATGTTGTAAGAGCCGCCCCTTGACGCAGTTGTTCTGTAATTCCAACATCACTATCCTCGGCCTGGCCTAATAGCTCTGGAGTAACTCCAGCATTGGATTGGATGTCCTGTTTAAGCATTTCAGTAACTTGAAAATTAGCCGGATTTATATTTGCGCCTGGAATGTCTTGAATCGCTTGCATGCGTCCTTTCTTGAAGAATCTCACCTTTCCAGGACCAGCTTTAAAAGCATCGTCATCGGAAATAAGAGCATCTTCCTCGACATTCACACCGCTAAATTGTGCAGCCAAGAGGTCCATTTCGAGTTGTTTGCGATAGTTGTAGAGGTATTGAGGATCTCGAATGTTTCGAATAATGCCCTGATATCGGAAAGAATAGTTGTTATTGGCAAGATCGTGATAACCGACAAAAGGAGTGAAAGGATACATATCGATGCCCAAAGGGTTTGGGCCGTCGTAAAAGCAAGTGTTGTTAACAATGATTGCAAGGTGAACTGTGGGCACTTTTTCTTTGACAATGACGATTTCAGGAAATCTAGATTTAAGGATATCTAGATCTTCTTTCTCAAAATTTACCTCTGTAGACTCGTAAGTTTCAGGGTCTACAATAAATGTGGCATGTCTTTCGGTTAGATACCAGTATTCATCATAAGCAAGAAAGCCTTTACGCCTGATATTGTATTGTTGAGGCATAAAGGTAAACTTTGTATCGAAATAAGCCTGGTCGTTAAGCAGGTCTATATCGTGCTCTCGACCAGGAAGCATTTGTTTCACTTGCTCTTTGTGAAGATATTTTCGCGTGCGTATGAACTGGCAATCGCTAAGGTCCATTTCTCGCCAGAATGCATCCATCATTAGCATGTCAGCAGAGAAACATTCAGTTTTAAGGTCTCCGCAAATGGGGTCTCTTCGATAGTCTATGTAAGAGTGCATTAAAGATAAGCCCGTAATGCCGGCAGCTTCTTTGAAACAATTGCTTATCGTGTTGTAAGTATCATCATTGGCATAGGAAGATTGTAAGCATTTTGTAGCCTGTGATGCTGTATGATCAGAACTTCCATGAACAGGGATGATTTGTGTAGCTTTACGATACTGTCTTTGTCGGCCGCAAACCATATTGACAACAGGCATCGAAGCGTTAAAGACAAACTTCTGGTGCTCGTAATTTAGACCAGAATAAAGATTAAGATATCTTTGATCCCCTAGGTAAACCTTTCGATCGATTAGCTGTTCCCAAAAGAACAATTGCCACGCAGATAGGTTTTGTTGGTATCTAGAATCAGCTTCGGCGACAATATTCGCTTTCCCATCCTCGTAAAAACGGGAATAAATATTCGGTACAACCTGGCTCCTTTCGAGCATTCCAGAGGTCATGTTTTTCCTTCATTGTATTTTATTCCTTCTTAGCATTTTAAAAGAATTTATACAACTGAAGGTTTTAAGAATTTTCAGCCATTTCGCTCATTTTTCATGTCTTTCAGTACATTTTTTGGGCGAGTACAAGTGATCTATAAGATTTTTAGTTTCGTCTATAGAAATTCCAAGAGGATCCCCTATGTTTTCGAGGCGTTTAATTTCATCAACTATTGCTTGACAATGAGTTTTGATTAACTTTTTCGACTCTTCTGGTGGATCATACCAGCACATACAAGGCATTTTACTTCTTATCCTTCATTTCACATATTCTGATGCAAAGATTACCCATTCCCCACGACCATTGCTAATTTTATTCAAATATTCCTGTCTTTTTTTTGCTAATTCTTTGTCCATATACACTCTATCCCAATAAATTTTTTGAGTAGGTGATGTACAACATAAAATATAACATTCACCTTCGATCACATCCTCTGGATCAATCATTTTTTTATTTCCTCGCTCTCATCTAGAGGTTTAGGTAAAGGCATCCAGTGGGTGATATCATTAAATCCAGATATTTCTTCATAACCATACGCGTAAAAAACCTCCTCATCAAACTCAACCCATCTATAGCCAATTCCAAAAGAATTTCCATTTGTCGCTAAAACTTGGACATCAAAAGGCGGAAGCCTATCTTTAACGTTAATCCATTTAGGCTCAACATTAATATGGATTATACTCCCTTCAAGGCGAGACTTGGTTATTTCGTATCCTTCAGCTTTAAGCAGAAAACCGAATGTTAGTGGTTTGTCATTAGAGCTCTTAAAAGTATCGCTCATTACTCAAAGCTCCTTTTCATCATTCAATTTTTTTTTCTAATTCAGGTATAGGCAAATAATGAGTGACCTCTAGAGTGATTGTTTGACGATAATTAGGATCCTCTAATACCCAAACGTCATATCCAGTATGGTAATAAGCTTTTATAATGCCCATCCAGCCTTTATTATTAGTAACCAGAGCAAAAGTGTCATCTTTTGGTTTTGTATTTATAAAAGATATCCATTCGCTCATATTTTAGCCTTCAACTTCGCTTGTTTCGACCATGCCGTCCTCTTTCTGGCAAATTGCATATCGATTTTTTCTTCACGCTCACTGTCTTTCTTGGCCGCGCCATGCTCTTTTTTTGCACGCTCATGGGCGCCCTTGCCTTCTTTTTTTGCTAGAGTGGCAAATGTCTTTTCGCGCTTAGCAACTTTGAGCAGGTTCTTCTTGTCGTTCATATTTCTTCTCTTTCTTTATTTGTCTTGGACTTTATGTAGTTCCATTAATTTTTTAGTTATTATACTAAGTGCTAGAGGAAAACAAAAATACTCGTTTTTGTAATGATCAGGCAAAGGACTATCTGGCCAAGTTTCTATATATTGTTTTTTTAATTCTTCATGTCTTTCTCTGGCTTCCATTGCATCTTTTACAAACTTATCATAAAGAGCTTCTAGGCTATATTCCTTTACTTTTTCCTCTGCCGATAGCCAATAGGTTTTTTCTAAGATTTTTCTGGTTTCATCATTCTCTAACTTAGAGTTTTCTTCCCATTGTTTTAGCCTTTCATCATCCATCATCTCATTCCTGTAAAGGGAGGTAACGGGCCTTGTCCGCCTCTTGGTTTAGGGCCAAATCCTGCGTTACGCTTAATGTCGTCGAGCTTTTCTTTTGTAAGCGAGCCTGGGCCACGACCGAATTGTAATCGGGCATTTGCCATATAGCGAACGCTATCGGAAGCGTGAGAAGTCCAGTCGTGTACTGGTGTCGGGCTGTATGCATTCGTTTTCTCGTTAAACTTCTTATGATAGTTCTCGAGGCATTTTAGGAGGTGCGAACATTTATTTTCGTCTATGTAAGCAACGCTTAGGAGTGATCTTACCGCTTCAATTCCTATTTGTATATCAATTTCTCGCTCAAGAAGGCTTGTTTTAAGCCCTACATCGCCAGCAACATCTTGGAGCGTTCTTCCGGTTTGTATTGATCCCGATCCTGCATCGTGGGGCAAATAATGAGTCCCATAGACATAGGGTTTGCTTTGAATGACCTTGGCATAATGCGCTATTTGCTCTCCTTGGTTTTCGTAGAAGTCTATGATGCGAAGCTCACCTCCGATTTCTTGCCAAAATGTAATAGCTGTACTGTCGCCGAATCCTATGTCCCAAGCTGTATGCACAGGAATTCGAGGTTCGTAAGGAACACGACATACTCTTTTTTCTTCTCTCGCCTTCTCGATAAGCTTTCCATAGTAGGATCCTTCCACACCACGATTGAAACTGCAATAATATTCCTGTTGAATCAGCTCTTCGGAAATGCCTTCTTCCCTGATCTTTTCAATCTCTGGCTCGGAGAGTACGTCTGTGTCTTTGACCGAAAGAGTTTGGCAAAACCAATCAGGATTGTTTCGGTTATGGCATAGCATGTCATAGAAATGATTTTTACCTCTTGGGGTAGAGATGAATAGAGCATAGCCCTTGTTGACGTCTAGGATAGGTCGCAAATAGTCCCATGCGGCAGGAGATTGAATAGCATACTCGCTAAAGACAATGATTTTCGGGTTTGTTCCCACCAGACTATCAATGTTATCTGATCCTATGAGCTGATAAAGACTCCCGTTAGTGAAGCGAATTTTCATTTCCTGGCCGTTCTTGCTGTGAACGACTTCAGGTGGTATATAGTCTAAAAGACGCAGGTTTTCGTTAGTGTTAGCATCCCAGATGACTTTTTTAGCTTGATTATAGGTGGGAAGGATATGAAATGCTGTCCACCCAGGATTAAGCAATAGCTGCATTATGCACCAATTGAAGGCGCAAATGTCTTTACCTGACCGCCTGTGCCATACCAGGATCGCTCTCTTCTTCCCCGAATTCAGAGCTTTGATCGCCGGAATCTGATATTCTCGAGGCTGAAATTTCAATTCCACTTCCAAGTCCATCACTTACCTTAACTTTGTAGCCTGTGCTACCCTGTGGGTTGTTATTCTCGTTTTGTTTCATTCTATTTTTACCAAGCCAAATTAACATGGCGTTGTCGCCACTAAGTGCTTTATCAAATTGCACTTCTCTTAACAAAGTGTTACCTTTTGCGTAGAATTGCTCCGCATATTCCGAAAATAACATCTTTTTTTCTCTCTGAACAGCGTCGAAAAGAGTATGCCTTCCAAGTCCCAATCTACCCGTAATTTCACGGCCTGTACATCCTTTGACTAATAGCATCTCGACGATTGCCCAATCAATTTTTACGGGAGGTTGGCCAGGACCTCTAGTTTGTGAATCCATTCTTATACCCTTGGTTTTATTCCTAATATGCATAAAGGAAAATTTAAAACAAGCTTCTTGACAATGAGGACTAGAAATAAGAAAATGAAAAGGCTTAAAGGGGAAGTATGAACTTGAATGTGCAATATGAATTGTTTGAGGAGAATGATGAGCTATCAATCCTCAAGAAAGAGATGGTAGAGATGAGGATAAGAAATAACAACGTTCAGAAAGGGTTATTTGCTAGGCATAACGATTTAGCTAAATTGTACATGAAGCAGCAAGATGAGATTGAGAGGTTGAAGATCAAAATTCACGAATTGACTAAGTAGGGCAGATACTCAAAAATGAAAAAAGAGATAGAGGCAAAAAGGAATAGGGCCAGGATAATGGCTAGACAAACCATTACAGAAGTGAAGGGATTAGGTCCTGGCCCGAAATGACACATTACTTAGCGATCTTATTTTGTAGGACAGCCTCTTCAGCTTGAACCATTTCCTCCGCCACTTCCAGGTCTGAGATTAAACCAGGTAAAAATTGACACGACGGCAACAGTAAAGCCAAAAAGAGCGTAGCAAATACAGGTAAACATTTTTTCATAAATCCTCAGTATAAATTACATCATAGAACATAATTCTAAAGCGTTCTGATAGAACGGAATAGCAATAGATGAGCTGTTTAAGCTCGTCATCTGCTTCATCGAATTCTGAAACACCTTGTTCGTTGTAAAGATAGTCATGATCTTCACAAAGAGAGTCATAGAAACGTTGAATACGTGATTCTAGAGGGAAAGTCATTTTTTTGTGTCCATTTTTAAGAAGGTTTTGAATGTATCCTTGTGTTTTTGAATGTAGGCTTCTAAGGCTGGGATAAAAGAAACGAAATCGGGTTTAATTCCTTCTTTCGACGAAGAGAAGAGAAGGGAGTCAATGCCTTTGAGTTCAATGAAATCATTGGCTAACTGAATGAGTTCTTCGGGGCTAACATTTTTCATTATGAACCTAGTTGTTTCGGGTAGGTCTTTTCTTCTTTTTGGCACGACATCGATTATTGTGCAAGGGGTTTCGGAGAATTTTTTTGAGACTGAAAGGCTTTCAATCATAGAGTCATCCTTGTAAACGATACCGTTCATGCAATCCTCGTAGAATTTAGCTAGATTGGAACAGTCTGGTCTCTGCGTTTCTGCGATACCCCACAATTTCTCGTTCTTTTGGGCCTTGGTTGCGCTTTTGCTAATAGGAAGATGAAAGGACATCTTAACGTCAAAAGCATCGGCTTGGGCCTTTTCTGATCGAAATTGAGGCATTGACGAAAGTTGGTGCAGAATTTCTTTCTGTATGTCCTGCTTTTGCCTTTTTTGAGGATCGTAAGCTACGGAGGTTCCGCCAATGCGGCAAACTCTAGGTCTTGCTGCTGGAATAGGAGGGCCCTCGATTACGATTCTCATGCTAGTTTCCCCATGGCCAATAGGAAGGCTCTTGTTTGTTCTTTTCCTCTAGCAAATACTCAAGATGCTGAATTTTCTCAAGCAAAATATCTAACTTACCATTAAGCTCATCTAATTTAAGTGATTGAGAATTAAGGGCGACTGAAATTTTGTTCAACTTCTTATCTGGAGTATGACCCCATTCGGTTGTATCACAAAAGGCTAGTGCCGTGATAAAAATAAGGCCAATGGTAAGTATGCAGAACAAGAAAAATGGTATAAATTTTTTCATGATTTATCTCCTTGATTTTCGTTTATATGTTACATCCCATAGATTTTAATGATTTATTTAAATTTTCCATAAAATCGTTTATCGAGTAATTTATTCTTACTTTTTTTGTACCTAGATTGTCCGTAATCTCTAGAGAATCAAAGAAATCCGTTGTAAATATTCCGGATTTTCGTATTTTTTCCCAATGGGATTTGATAAACTTGCCACACAGAGTTCTCGTTTCTGAAGCTTTGAGTGTAAGATCATCCTGTTCTTTAAGTTTTTTATCCTGAATCATTTCTTGGGTTTCCTTCATATGGTCGGGGTTCTTGCAAAAGTAGAATATAGCAGAGTCAAGCGTACTCGATAGCACAAACTCTGGTCTCGTGCAATATTTCGTGGATTTGCTCACGGTTTCTTCATCAAACTGTTGGGTCAAACGTATTTTGTCGTGCGCTGAAAATCCAAGCCCGTTAAGACAATCATAAATTTTAGATGAAGAACCACCAACCAAACCTTCGACCTTTTGCATCTTTCCAGGATCCGGGTTCGGAGGAGGTAAGGTGGTGGTTTTATTTATAGTTTCTTTTGTATTAGTTTCTTTTGTGGGTGTCTTTAGGACACTGGGGGGGGTGTCT